CCGTGTTGGCAATGACCTCAACAGATGCGCGAGTACTCAGCGCAATAACGGGCTCCGGGACTTACGTTCCTTTGACTTTGCACACCGGAGGCGCAGAGCGCGTTCGTGTGGATACGTCGGGGAATGTCTTTATCAACACCACATCAACGGGGCACGGAGGAAATCCAAAGTTGGTAGTAAATGGCGCGTCCGGAAAAGCCATTGAAGCCCGCACTGACCTTGTCAACGACTACGCGTTTACGTGCGGCAATACATCAACATCTGGTGACAATAATTTTATTTATTTTGGAACCGAGGCAAATGGTACAACCGCACGCGGCACCATTACTTACAACCGTGCCGGCGGTTTAGTTGCCTACAACACGACTTCAGATTACCGCGCCAAAGACATTTTTGGCCCCGTCAACAATTCCGGCGCAACCATTGACGCGCTGAAGGTATACATAGGAAGGATAAAAGGCGCGACGCAATCGCGTCCAATGCTAGTGGCGCATGAGGCGCAAGCAGTGGCTCCGTACTCCGTGACCGGCGAAAAAGACGCCGTCAACGAAGACGGCACGCCCAAGTACCAACAAATGGATGTGTCTGCGCTGGTGCCGTTGCTGATTGCTGAAATTCAGTCCCTCCGCGCCCGTGTCGCAGCACTGGAAGCATGAAAACCCCTATCCTTGGAGCCGCCTACGTTGCCCGCAGTGTCAATGCTGCGGCGAACAGGTGCGTCAACCTGTTCCCCGAGGTGGTGCCCGAGGGCGGCAAGGAGCCCGCGTTCCTGCAGCGGTGCCCGGGGCTGGAACTGGTGGCCATCGTCGGCACTGGCCCCATCCGTGGCATGTGGAAATTTGGCGACTTCCTGTACGTCGCCTCTGGCGGAAAGCTGTACCGCGTGGACGGCAACTACGCCATCACGGAACTGGGGTTGATCAACGGCAGCGGGCCGGTGAGCATGGCCGACAACGGCGTGCAACTGTTCGTGGCGTGCAACCCCGATGCGTTCGTCTACAACGCCAACACGGGCGTGTTCGCGCAGGTCACCGACCCCGACTTCCCGGGCGCGGTCAGCGTGGGCTATCTGGACAGCTACTTCGTGTTCAACGAGCCCGACAGCCAGCGGGTGTGGGTGACTTCGCTGCTTGACGGCACCGCCATTGACCCGCTGGACTTTGCCAGCGCCGAGGGTAACCCCGACAACATCGTGTCGCTGATGGTTGACCACCGCGAGGTCTGGCTGTTTGGCAACAACACCGTTGAGGTCTGGTACAACGCCGGGGCCGCAGACTTCCCGTTGGCGCGCATTGAGGGCGCGTTTATGGAAACCGGTTGCCTTGCGCCGTACAGCGTGGCCAAGCTCGACAACAGCGTGTTCTGGCTGGGCTCTGACGCACGCGGCAACGGCATCGTGTACCGCAACCAAGGCTACAACGCCCAGCGCGTTAGCACGCACGCTGTGGAGTGGCAGATCCAGCAGTACGCCGTGCTGAACGACGCCATCGGCTATTCGTACCAGCAGGACGGGCACTCGTTCTACGTGTTGACGTTCCCGACGGCGCAAGCTACGTGGGTGTTTGACGTTGCCACCGGCCTGTGGCATGAGCGGGCGTACTGGGACGGCGTGCAGTACCGGCGGCACCGGAGCAACTGCCAGGCCAATTTCAACGGCCAAGTGCTAGTGGGCGACTGGGAGACGGGGTTCATCTACGCTTTCAGCCAGGACACGTACAACGACAACGGCCAAGCTCAGCGTTGGCTGCGGTCGTGGCGTGCGCTGCCGACCGGGCAGAACACGCTAAAACGCACGGCGCACCACACGCTGCAACTGGACTGCGAGTCTGGCGTCGGCGCCGGCACGGTAAGCACGTTCTTCCTGCTGACCGAGAACAGCGTCAACCTGACCACTGAGTCTGGCTTGCAACTGGTGACGTCGCTGGTGTCACTGACAGACGGCGCCAACCCACAGGTCATGCTGCGCTGGTCCGACGACGGCGGCCACACCTGGTCCAACGAACACTGGGCCGGCATGGGCAAGATCGGCGAGTACGGCAAGCGCGTAATCTGGCGGCGGCTCGGCATGACCACCAAGCTGCGGGATCGCGTGTACGAAGTCAGCGGCAGTGATCCGGTGAAGATTGCCATCATGGGTGCGGAGCTTTCCGCGACCCCGACGAGCGCCTGACGTGGAGCTTGCACCGCGCGTACCTTCGCAGCGCGACCCGCTGGTGGATCAGGGGGCGCTGACAACCCGCGCGTGGTTTCGGTTCTTTCAGTTGCTGCAGAACGCGACGGAGAACGCCGCGCTGACGCAGTACACCGTCGTCGAAAACACGACGGGCTCAACGATTCCCAAGGGCTCCGTGGTCGGTTTCGTTGGCGTGGGCGCTAACAACGTGCTGTCGGTAGCTCCGTACTTGGCCGATGGTTCGTCGCCGTCGCTGTACATCCTCGGCGTGATGGCCGAGGAACTTCCCGACAGCGGTGCCACGGGCCTGTGCTGCGTCTGGGGCAACGTCAGCGGCATTGACACCAGCGCGTTCAGCGTGGGCGACGTGCTGTACGCCAGCCCGACGGTAGCCGGCGGGTTCACAGCATCAAAGCCCACCGCGCCGGACAACGTGATTCCCATCGCGGCAGTGCTGGTGGACAGTGTTACTGGCGGCGACATCTTCGTGCGGCCGACAATTGAGCAGCAGAAGTATTACGGCGAGTTCACTAAGACCACGGATCAGACTCCCGCTTCGACGAACACGGCTTACGCGCTGACGTTCGACAACACCGAAATCGCCGAAGGCATCAGCATCGGCTCGCCTGCGTCGCGCATTGTGGTGGTGCAGTCTGGCCTATACCAATTTGACGCCACCGTTCAGATCGGCAGCAGCAGCAGCAGCGCCAAGACGGTTTGGCTGTGGTTCCGCAAAAACGGAACAGATGTCGCTAACTCTGCCAGGCTGGTGACAATCAACATCAACAACGGGTACACCGCTGTGTCCATGAGCGAGTTTTTCTCGCTGGCAGCAAACGACCGCATCGAGATCATGTTTGCCGCAGACAATACGGCCATCACGGTGGATAATGTTGCAGCCACTGCGTTTGCCCCAGCAGCCCCTGCCGTCGTGCTGGCGGTGAGCCAGATTCAACAGTGAGAGCACTATGAGCGTTTCGCTTTCCCCCTACGCAGGCGCAGGCGCCCAGTTTTTCGACAACAACGGCAACCCGCTGGCCGGCGGGCTGATCTACACCTACGCTGCCGGCACGACTACGCCGATTGCGACGTACACCAGTTCGTCTGGCGGCACGGCCAACGCCAACCCCATCGTGCTGGACAGCGCCGGCAGGACGCCCGCGCAGATCTGGCTGACGGCGGGCTCGTCGTACAAGTTCGTGCTGGAAACGGCTCTCGGCGTCACGATCAAGACCGACGACAACATCTTCGCGTCGTTTGATCTGTCCAAGGAGGTTGGCGTCGCCGTGGGTCTGGGCGGCAGCGGCGTGGCCACCAACATTGCCGTGGGTGATACGGCTCTGGACACCAACACCACCGGGGCCAACAACACGGCGGTCGGGTACAACGCGCTGACCGCCAACACCGATGGCGTGCAGAACACCGCAGTCGGCTCGCAGGCGCTGGATGCCAACACGGGCGGCGATTACAACACCGCCGTGGGCTACGACGCACTGTCGGCCGTCAGCACCAGCAACTACAGCACGGGCCTGGGATACCGGGCCATCAACGCGGCCACCACCAACGGCGGCAACACGGGCGTGGGCGCTGATGCGCTGCTGCTGGCTACGGGGTCCAACAACACCGCCGTGGGCTACGCTGCCGGCAATTCGCTGACCACGGGGTCAAACAACACAGTCATCGGCTACGACGCCGACGTCTCCAGCGCCACCGTCAGCAACGAAGTCACCATCGGCAACAGCAGCGTGACCTTGATGCGCGCGCCAGGCCTGACGATGACTGTCGGCCTGAAGTGGATCAACAACGGCACGCAGACGGTGGCCGCACTGGTGGCCGCAGCGACTGCCGGCGCAGGCGCACGGGCCGTGGTGACGGATGCCAACGCAACCACGTTCCACTCGATTGTGGCCGGCGGCGGCGCGAACGTCGTGCCGGTGTTCAGCGACGGCACTAACTGGCGGATTGGGTGAGGTGAATCATGGCACAGCAATGGCTTTCCGCGAGTGACCCGTTTTTCTCGCAGTACCCGGGCACTTACGACGAAAGCGGCTATGTTGCGGGGCCGTATGACTCGCAGGTTGCGGGGCTGCAGAGCCCGCAGAACTGGGAGGCGGTTGCGCCGCAGCTCGGGTGGACTGGGCCGATCAGGTCAAACTACATCGGCCCTGACGGCAACGTCATGGAGGACTACTCGCCCGAGTTCCTGAACTGGATTCAGTCGAAGCGGGCCGAAGGCTACGATTTCGTCACCGATGCCAGCCAGATCAACAAGGACAGGCAGACCATTGGTTTCCGCTTGCCCACTGGCGAAGTAACGAACCAACGAACCGCCAAAGTCGGCGGCTTTGGCGATTTCTTCAAGGAATTCGTCCTGCCGTCCGTGGGCGCGTATTTTGGCGCCGGGGCACTGGGCAACGCGCTGGCGCCTGTGACGAATGCGTTGACGGGTGGGGGCGCCGCTTTGGTCGGCGGTTCTGCCGACCTTATCCCTGGCGTTATGGGCGGCGGTCAGTTTTCTGCGGCGGGCGGTCTTGCGGCCCCAGTCATCGCCGACACCGGTACTGCTGCCGGCGCCCTAGCCTCTGGAGCGCAAGCCGCAGGCGCGTTGGCCAAAACTGGGGCAACCGCAGCTAGCCCCACGGGCATCGACCTGCTGGACAAGGCAATCAACTTCGTCACCACCCCTGCCGGCGCGGCCATCGTCACCGGCGCGGGCAACATCGTGGGCGGCATAGCTGCGGGCAGTGCGGCCAAGGACGCGGCGCAGACGCAGGCGGCATCGGCAGACAAAGCCCTCGAGCTGCGGCGAGACATCTACAACAAGTTCATGGAGATGAACAAGCCTTATTACGAGGCTGGTGTCAATGCTCTGGGGCAGATCACGCGCGGCGAAGTGACTGCTGAGCCTGGCTACGGCTTCCGCTTGGGTGAGGGCATGAAAGCGCTGGAGCGTCTGCAGGCTTCGCGGGGCAACCTGCTGAGTGGCGGGGCGATGAAAGCAGGCCAGCGGTTTGCGCAGGATCTGGCGTCCGAGGAATACGGCAAGTCGTTCAACCGACTGGCCAATATCGCCGGCATCGGGCAGACCGCCGCATCGGAGGCGGGCACCGCAGGCCAGAACTACGCCGGCCAAGCTGGCGAACTCGGCATGCAGGGCGCGAACGCGCTGGTTTCGGGGCGCATCGGGCGTACCTCGGCGTACACTGGGGGCGCGCAAGGGGCAATTAATGCGCTGCAGGGGTATCAGCAGGAGCAGCAGCGCAACCAGCTTATGCGCGACATCTTTGGACGGCTTCAGGGGTAAGACATGCCGCTCGACACCAGACTCCCGCTGCTGGCCGGCCAGTTCAAGCCGATCACCTACCAAGCGCCGTCGCAGGCCAACATGCTTGCTGAGGTGGCCCAGGCCGCCAGCGCCATGCAGGGGCTGCAGCGGAATGCGATGGCGATGCGGGAGGCGCGGCAACGACAAACTGCCGTCAGCAACGCATCAGAATTGCTCAGGCAAGCCCAAGCCCAAGGCGAAACCCCAGAATCTCTGCTGCAACACGCAAGTGTGCTAGAGCAATCTGGGGTCTCTGAGTTTGTCATGCAGGGCAGCAGAATCAGGCAGGCGGTGTTTGAGGCGACAAGATCAAAGCAAGAGTCGCAGCGGCCATTTGAGGTCAGTGGGCGTCTTGTAAGCCCAGAGGGGCGAATTCTGTTTGAGCCGCCCCCGGCAGAGGATAAAGGTATTGTTGTTGGCGGCCGGTTGGTCAACCCAAGAACTGGTCAAGTAGTGTTTGAGCCCCCTGCAGAGCCTCGGGCTCCGATGGCCGTTGGTTCAAGGATTGTCGATCCAAACACCGGCAAAGTGATTTTTGAACCCCCGGCGGAACCAGCAAGGCCCATGGCCGTTGGCAACAGACTTGTCAACCCGCAAACCGGGCAAGTTGTGTTTGAACCGCCGGCCGAGCCCACAAAGCCCGTCGCTGTTGGAAACCGGCTGGTAAATCCGCAGACTGGCGAAGTTGTTTTTGAACCTCCGCCGGATGCGGGTAGGCCAGTTGTTGTTGGAAATGCGCTTGTTGATCCGTCTACTGGCGGTGTAATTTACGAGCGCCCGCAGCAAACCAACACGGCGCCAATTCCAGATTCTGTAAATTTAGGCAATCGCGTTGTTATTTTTGACAAAAACCCCAATAGCGCAACGTTTGGACAAGAGCTTCGCTCAATGGAAGTTGGCGCAAAGCCGGAGGCGGTTAGGCCGCCAAGCACTGCGCCAGAACCCAAACAGGTTCAGCTTGGTGACAGGGTTGTAACGATTGACAACAACCCTAACAGTGCGACCTTTGGCAGGGAGCTTGGCTCTTTGCAAATGGGCGCTGGCCCGATGACGCAGGCTCAAGTTGAGGCGAACCGATTGGCTGACGCTAGGCTCGCCCTTGAAACTGCTCGCGTTAATAACGACCGCGCCGGTGTGCAGCAGGCCGAGCGTCGCCTGCGGATTCTTGAGCAAGAAGCCTCTCAACGCGCGGATCCAGCTTTTCAAGCCCGCATGGCCGCAGCTCAAGCTGCCGGCACGGCTACTGGCAGAGCGCAAGTTGAAAAGGCATCGCAGGCAAATGAAATTGCCGGCGTCATTTCCGAACTGGAGCAGGCAGTCAAGCCGGGTGGGTTGATTGACAGATCGACCGGCAGCGGCGCTGGAGCGCTTGCTGATGTGGCTGCTGGATTCGTCGGCATCGGCACGCCGGGTGCGGTTGCAATCGGCAGGCTGCAGCCGATTGCTGACATGGTTCTTAAGATTATTCCCCGGTTTGAGGGACCGCAGTCTGACAAAGACACGGCATCCTACAAAGAAGCTGCTGGCAAACTTGCAGATCCGGCGACCCCGAACAACATTAGGCGAGCTGCTGCAAACGAGATTTTGCGCATCCTGCGCGATCGTAAGGGCAGGCTTGGTTCAAGCGTTGTCTCGTTTGATTCTGCGGCAGCGGCTTCCGCCGCGCCTGCTGCGGCCCCGAGCGGTCCAGCAGCGCCGCGTGCGCTAGCGGCTCCTGCGACGGCCCCGGCGCAGGGCAATCGCAGAGAAATTGCCCCCGGCGTGTTCGTCACCGAAAGGCCGTAGTCATGCCAAAGTACACGCTTGAGATTGGCGGCAAGACCTACGACTTTGAATCTGCCAAGCCGCTGTCAGATCAAGAGCTTGCCGGCTATGCGCGACAGATTGCCGGCGAGAGGGCGGGCACTATAACGCCGCCGGGGCAAATCCCGGGCGCTGGCCAGTATCCAGCGCCTCCAGAAGCGCCAGTCCCTGTAGGCAGGCGGCTGGCACAGGGATTTCGCCAAAACGTCAGAGACATTGCCAGAGTGGCGCAGCCCTCTGCAGAGGCGTTGGCAGCCGCTGGCGGTGCTATCAGGGGCGGCGCGGCAATGGCCCCCGCCGGGCCTGTTGCTGCCGCAGGCGGCGCGCTTGTTGGTCTCCC